AACGTAATTGCTCCCCAGAAAGGGGCGTTGCGTTGCATCCTAAGCACTAAGCATTTAGTGCTCGGAATGATTTAGGGAAGGACCACGGAAGTGGCCCCCACCCTAAAGCCTTCGTAAGCGGATGATCCGTTTCCGAAGACATTATAGAAGTCGGGCTCACTGAGCCTTGCCCCTATACGTCTTGTCACCACATTCGTGAGGTGCAAGATGATCTTCGTCAAAGGGTCCCCCATGAGGACCCCAGAGAAGAGGGTTACAGCCCGAACGTTTTCACCGATATTCGGTGCGGCTGTACCTAGAGATGCTAAGGGGCCTTTGGCCTCAAAGTAAACTCTTCGTGGTTGAAAACAACAGCTGTTCACAATACCACGCAGGACCTTTGGAATGCCACATTTGATCATCCAAGGGTCTCCCAGATCGTATGCCCCTTCCAGGGACATGCGATCTGTGGCCTCTTCAAAGTCAGTTGATGACGCGAAGAGGTCCGTGAAGGTATCTGTCCTTTCGACATATCCTTCATAGGGATTTTCCACTCTGCTTTGCAGGTCGAAAACCTCCTGCCTCAAGTCGCCCTCAAAGAAGTCGACGAAGAGGTTCCATCCGTGATTGGCTGCCGCCATCCCGGATGTGCTGCTCCGAATTCCCTTTTTGAGGGGTTCGGCGCAGATCTTGTTTACAAGATCTAAAACGATCTTTAAACAAGCACGAGCCTTGGTAACGCTTCTCGCTTTACCTGGCTCCTTCACCACTGTTAGGAACGCGCATTTTAGCTCGTCCAGTGGTGTGCGGAGAACCTGGTCCAGACTGTACCAGAAAATTAATTCTCCGAGCGTACGTCCACCACTTAAATCAGTGTGTGAGACGATACGTCCTGTGTCCAGATCCCTTATAGGTACCTGGTCCCAGGTCTCCCCCGAGTGTAAGATACGACGTATCTCCTCGGTGGTCCCTCCTTCTCGCCGGGTATTTTCCCAGCAAGCGGAGGTCGTCACTGTGATTCTCGACTTCGTCGAGAGTCCAGTGAATGCGCTGTCAGGAAGTTCTTTAAGGACCTCCTGCAGTGCTGCACGACGGAGTGCCCTCCTTGTGGGGGGCTCCGGCGTCGGCTTCAGGTTAATAGTACGAAGGAATTTTACCTTCGCCTGAAGCAAGACGATAGGTGGTGGTGTCCCACAACCTCGCGTCTGGGAGAGAACGCCTACCAAATATTGGTAGCGTTCATCTCTTGCAATACATGTACGTTTATACACGTTAATGTATTGCCGGCACCACGGAGCGATGGGAACATCGCCCACGAGTGCGCGTTTAAGTTGGCCCGCGTGAGCGGTCCTCTTAAACCACTTCCTACATCTCTTCAGTTGAGAGTAGCAAGTGTCGATGAGTAGACCTTGATCGGTCAACTCACCGTCGAGAAACTCGTCAGAAAGAAGAACTGACAGGTTTCCGAGTGTGAACATGTCGAATCTATCCCATGTCCACACTTCTTCGGGATAACAGAGATACCTCTGCAAAAATATCCCGTCGACGGTCTTCAAAAGTTCTATGAACCTTAAAGATCGTGCTTTGCGATCCCTCTCTAAGTAGGGGTTCACAAAGATAGACTCAACCTGTCTTTTACTAAGAACAGGATCAGTCCTGCCTCTCAGAAACCTGTTTATACGGGTCCTGAGAAGTCTTGCCCAGCTGTGAAGATTTACTTCACTCTCGGCATTGCACATACGCTGGAGTGCTTTACCCCAGTGAGTGTGGCTCCGGATGAGGTGAAATTTCGCCTCATCCGAACGAACGGAGTGGAACCTAATTTTGTTCGCTCCGTTGCCCTCCCAACTGCTTCCGAGTAGTCGCGTGGGAAGTGGATCCTGGAGACGTATTCCGTCTCCGGACCACAGGACGGTTTCTGTTGATTTCTTCAACGTCTCCGCCAGTATGCGGCCCGCATGGATTTTCCATGGGTCCTCATATCTGATCCGGTATCGGGCGTTTTTCCTGAACCGGACCGAACTCCCCTCACCGGGTTCTAACACGGTGGAGGAGTCTGAAGCTTCAGAGCCACTTGTCTCTGTGTCTTCATCTATGTCTGCGCTATCTTGAAGAAGCGTGTCCATAGTATCCTGAACCTCAATCAGCATTGAGGCCAGGGATCCAGAAGGTGCAGGGTAACCACCCTGCAGCTTTCTTACCGTCATATCGCGAGATGCCTCGCCGTATGACCGTGTACTTTCACGCAATGTAAAGCCATTGCGTAAGAGTAACTCCCGATTCGAATGTACCGACATCGAACCGGCAGTTCTAAGAAGCAGGGAACTAGGTACCTGCTTCGTAGATATGTAGTGCCTCCCTTCGGTGAAGGGAAGCAACTCATCTGGTATAACCGGACTTGGTAAAGACCGATTGTACCACAGAGGGAACCGGCACATTTCTGCCGACACCTCCGGGTGCATGACTGCGGCTTTTGGAAAGCGCAAGTTTGCATCACTTTGAACGCTCATCACAAAGATGAGAC